CCTTCAGTCGGGAAGTTGAGCACGTAAAAATACTGCCCCTCGAACGCTAATGTATAGCCTCTTGCGTCACTAGTTGTTGTGAAGTTTTCAAACGTGTTTGCAATGGCGTTGGGTGTAATCTTCTGCGCTTGATATGCACTGACTCGGTAAACGGATTTATCGAAACCGAAAAAATACATAAATTCAGCGCTGGCAGCGACGGAATACACCGCACCGATGGCAATGTTCATCGTACCGCCTTGGATGCGGTCAAACGGGGGGTTGCCTGTGCCGCTGTTGTACCAAGCCTCTGTGTTGTTTCGATCACCAAACAAGTATAAGCGTTCGTTGAACGTGTAAACCCGCACAGTATCATCCGGTGCGCTCTCAGCCGTTGCTACGTTCAGCGCGTCGATGTTATCGGGGTCGCCGACATTGGAAACCTGAAACTGCCCACCGCTAGAATCGTTGATCATTTGTTGATTGAGATACGCTACGGAGTTGCCAGGCGTTAAATCTGGATCTGTTATTTCTGCCAGCGTCGAACCGTCGTAAATATAATCGCGCGAACCTGTGGCGATCCGCATAGAATTACCATCATCGGCAAAAACGCAAGGATTAGAACCTAGAATTGTACCGATTGACGTTTTCACGCCGTTCGACTCAATTCTATAAAGCGTGCCGCCCGTAACTTTATAAAGCTGATCACTAAAAACATGTAACCCGCGATCAATGCCGCTGTTATTAGATGAAAACGCCTTATCCCCAGGCCAACACGTTAAGGCTTTTTGTGCTCGACCGCTTGGTGTGAACTCGGGTATTAGGTTCATGGTCACTTGAGAGGATAGCGAACGGCTTCGATGCTGGTATGACTGGCCTACAACATCAACAGGAATAGTTTTGAATGTCATACAACAACACCGTCATACTCTATAGTTGGGGCTGGACCGTGACGACCTAACGAGTCGGCATTGTTTGCGCCGCGTATCGAATTAATGAACTTACCATAATAATATTCAGCCATATCAGGCATAACAGCCCATTGATGCAAAGCCCATAATGCGCCGAACAGATACATGTTAGGGAAGTTTATTAGAATATCGTTAGTGGTAGCGGCATCACTTAAACCTATAAGTTTGCCGAAATACTTAACCTCAACGTTATAAACAGCGTCACAAGGCCGATTAAATTCAATCTGATCGGTTACTGTAAAGCATGTGGGTGTGCCGCTTGCGCTATCTTTTGCAAGCACCTCTGGCGGCAAATAAGTTAATTCATATTGCTGGGCATCTGTTGATTTATCGTCAATAAGTATTGAGCGCATCGATTGATAACCGCTAGGCAATGCCAGTACACCGCTATCAACAACAGTATCTTGATTGCTGGTTTGCTCAATATCTCTAATCTGCAAAGGCTCAATAGAGTTAGCGTAAAATTCTTGCTCTGCTTGCTGGATAAAATCCGCCAAGCGGTCGGGTGTCAAATCATTTCGGTGGGATTGGTCGATAATCTTTGCTTTCAGATTATCAAAAGTATCTAAAGCCATTTAACACCTCTTAAAAAGAAACCAGCGCCTATTCAGCGCTGGGTTTTTCTACTTTTGGAGCTTCCTTTTTAACTGTTTTCGCTCGCGACTTTTGAACTGGCTCCATCCATGAACCTAGTTCTTTTTTGGAGCCTATCGAAAATTGGTCACCCTCTTTTCTGATAAGCCCCGCATAAAAGCCAAGTCGATTAGCTTTAACTAACATTAGCTAATGCTATAGCCGGTAGCGTAATCGTTTGTGGCATCGATCATGCTTAGCGGTTGCAAGTAAGCGCTAACAGTAACACTTGGAGTTGTGCCCGCAAGCGTATAGCGCACACCAATATAGCGCTCGCTCTCGCTCAAGTCAGTGGGCGGAATTGGTATGATAACCTTATATCCAACTACCAACAAGTCAGCATCTTGAGCTGGTGCAGTAGGTGTACCAGACTCATACACTCGGCGGCCAATCAACTGGCGTCCGGTAGTTTGGGCGGCATCAGAAGCATACTCAACCTCAAAAGTGTAGTCTTCGTCACCTGTGGTCTGATCGGCTGCTACGCCGATATTGAAAACAACAGCCATAGGCTCGCCGTTGCCAATGGAACGATCAACGCTAAGGTCAATCACGTTTGTACCTACCGCCGTAGCTGTAAGCGCTTGGTCATCTGAAAATTGTAATTGTCCGTCAAGAATCATGATTTTCCCCTTAAGATACTGCGGCTTCGGTTTCGGTCAACTGGTCAACTATGCGAACCGGAACGCCCAAGAATCGCATCATTTGAATTTCACGCCCAAATTGATCTAATGCGCTTTCAATGGAAAGTGCGGAATTAGATTTTTCAAGAGCGATTATCTTCAGGTGAGATGCTACTGTGCGGTTAACGTAGAACGCTAAGTTGACGCCGGCTGTTGAAGGTAAACGGTCAATGGCGCGGCTCATCAACTTGATAATGCTGGTAGAAGCTGAAAGCGCTTGTGTTCCAGTTAAACCGATAAGATCACTAATATCAACATTAGGAATACGAACAGCATAGCGCCAGTCTTTAACAACTAGACCATTACACCACTTGTAGCTGTCGATGTAAGCCTCAAAGCGGTCGTTACTAGAATCAAATGCCCAGTCTAGGCCATGATCCTTGTGGATGATTCCCGCTGCAGAGCCTTTAGGGAATACGCCAAAGCAAGACTTGGCACCCCAGCCAACCAGCCATATTGAGCTGTTATCAGAACCAGAACCGCCAGCGCTGAGAATGTTTTGAGCGTTGGTTGCTGAAAGGTCATTGTAACGGTTAGCAAATCCAACGAATTCCTCAGGATTAGCCGCTGAACCGTAGAAAAGCGTTTGTGCCATTTGTTGGCTCATCGCCTCAAGGAAAGGAACCGATTCAGACAAACGGAATTGACCAAGATCGCCTTCAAGCTTAGCGATAGTTTCATCAACTTCTGAAAGCGCTACCAGCTCCGCGCACTGCTCAACAATTTGTGCAGTTGTAGATTTTGACTTAGGGATCCCTTGGTTGGTAAGCCTGTAGTAAGTAGTTGGTAAACCTGTACGGATAGTGGTTTGCTCACCGGTAGGCAAATTACCCTCTTTGTAAAGCATATCCTCAAGAATCATATTCGACTCTGAAAGCGTTTCGATGATGGCAGACGTTTTGCCATCTGGATCGCGCCGCTTGGCCCAATCGTTTAACGTCAATAGATTACCTGCTAGAGTAGCCATTTTTTACGAACTCCCGTAAAACAATTCAACGATAGATTTAGGTTTTTTCTGACCTGGAGACTTTCGAGAAACAACTTTTTTAGCTGGTTTCTTCTTAGGTTTTAACGATGCTTGCTGCTTATTCTTGCCTGCATCAATCAAAGCCCTAATCATCCGATGATCAGTAATTTGTGATAGCGTTTCGCTAGTATGGCCAATGCTTTCCGCGTACTTCATTGCCGCATCAACATCAGCCTTTTGCTGGGCCGCTCCAGTTTTCGGATCATGCCAAGCCTTCATACTTTGAAACAAGATTTTGCCTTCTTGCGTCTGAAGATCCGCATTAGCTTTAGCTTTCGCAGCTTTTGCTTCTTTAATCTTCTTCTGCTTATCAGCTATTTGTCGCTGGCGCAGCAAGTATTCGCTTGTGTCGCCATCCTCTAATAACTGAGCAAGTTCCGCTTCATCGCTATCAATTGAAGATTCAAACCCCGCAATCACGTCCGTAAGCTTTGAGACTAATTCACCCACTTGTTTACGTTCGGCCGCTAGCGCTTGCGTCTTCTTGGTATAGTCGGATTGTCTTAATTCCCCGCTTTCCAGTTCTGCGATTCGTTCAGCGGTATACTCTTTACCATCTATAATAAAGGTATCGCCTTCCTCTTCGCCTTCCTCTTCAGCTTCGCCCAACTCTTCGCCAGGAATATCGGCGGCTTCATCTTCGTCAATTGCTTCTGGTTGCTCGGTTTCGAGTTCTTCAGCGTTCGACTCGGGTACCTCTTGGCTAGGTTCTAAAAGATTATCTAGCATCTTTTTCTCTCATTTCGAGTTCATGTTCTGCAAATTTTCCGTCGGAAAGTATTTGCTCTAACTTATCTGAGAGCTTGTTAAAAGCTTGTAATTCTCTTACAAGCTCCACTAACTCATCATTATTGCCTAAAATTTCTTGACTTTCAAGTTTAGCAATTATATCGCCCTTAATCGATAACTTTGCAACGCCCCATGAGTGACTATTCAGGATCGTTTCGGCTTCTCGGCCATGCAAAGCTGCTGATTCTAGTTCTTTATCGCTCATATACTAACACTCGGTTTAACGTTGGTTTTGGTGTCAAAGGTATCTAACCTTGAATCATTCGTCAGAAGCGGGTTAGTTGGAATTGCTAAAAGCGTACTACTTTCAGTAGCTGTTAATCCGCTCACACCTGTTTCCGCTATGAAAATTTGGTTGCGCCACACTATATCGACACCCCCACCACCTGAAGTAGCTGGATTTTTAACAGGGTAATTTCCATCTTCTCTAAATATGCGAACATTATCATTTTGCCAAATATTTGTGCTAGTAGCGTTGTCAATAAAGACATTCAACAATGAGCTATTTATTCTTAAGTTGGCCTGGTCTAATGCTGTTAAAACACCAAAAAATTCAGCAATACCTTGGGCCGTTGTTTCATTGTAAACCCACCAACTGTAAAAATCTTTGCCATTAAAGTTGCTAGCAACCGTAATATCAACCTCATCATCAGCATAATCAGCTGAGAATTGCGTGATCGTAGAGCCATCTATACCGTAAGAGTTATAAACCTCGTTATCAGTTTGCGAATCCAAAAATGTAACGCCTGCTGATGTAATAAGGGCCGTAGATTCTAATTCGTTTTTTGCACTGGTTCCACTTTGGTACGTGACTCTTAGGCGTATTGTATCGCCTGATAACGCATCTTGCCCTGCCCCTAATATCACTGAAAGCGACAATCCAGAACCTCCAGAAACTAACCCGTTAGCAATTTCATTAGTTTGAGTTACGTTATATAGTTGGTATCTAGAGCCATCAATAATATTCGGGGCCGTAACAAGGCCTGTTTCTGTGTCGTCCACTGTTATATTTGGCCCGTTATTTACAACTGTCGTGCCTGGCAATACCTTGACAGTAACAGCACCGCCAGAACTATTGCTAACTGTAAGCGTTCCGCTGAATGTAGAGTTTTGTAAGTTATATGTGCCTGATGTAGCAAAATCTATAGATATGCTGCTAAACGAACCATTAATTATTGAGCCGTTTGCAAGAGTCAAAGTACCTGTAGTATTAATTGTGCCGGCGAATGCACTAGCTTTAATCGTAATAGTTGAACCGGCAATTGAGAAAGCACTTCCCGATGTTGCGTCAATCGTTACGTTATAGCTACCCGCATCTATAGTTGAGCCTGAACGCGATATTCCAGTTACTACATTTATATTAGCTAGTGTATTACGAAAAGATTCGAATCTATCATAAAATTTTTGAGAATTTTCTAATGTGGTGTAAGCATCCACTGTGGCTTTATTAGTTTCGGTAATAGAACCATTATCAAGCAAAAAAATGCTTGATGATACTGGCCCGCTTGAAAAATCTATCGCAGGTACGGAAGATGTCAATTTACCGTAAAGGCCGACCGTTAACGTCTTTTCTTGCAAATCATCTTGGTCAGGTGGCGATATATAGGAGGATGTAAAAGTTGTTTTACGTCCAACAAAAACATTTACTTGTTGGTCTATCGTACTTGCAGCAGAGCTACTAGAAAGCTCCACACTATCCGAATCATTATCATTTGTTAATTTTAATATGGCTCCCGAAAAGGGAGAGCCGCTAGAATCTTTTATAATTAGCTGAAACCGCCTTGTCGCAATAACTCTACCACTCCCGTAAATCAAATAATCTGTAGTCCAGTCAAAAAAACTAGGTGTCACCATGTCCTGGTAAATAGTTGTCCTGAACCCGTCAGCATCTGCGTCAGCCCAAAAATGGTTGCTACCTAAAGCTTGACCATCTATTTGCAAGTTTGGCTGATACTCAATAATCGTTACATTATCCTTAAACACTTCTACTTTCTGAACCAAACCTGTGCCGATAGGTGTATTGTCAGGGGATGTAGCCACTAAATTTTCAACAATAGGCGATAATACTAATATCGCAGAATTTATTGATCTCACATTAACAATTGAGCCCGTATCAACCTCAATCCTAAAGTGCGAAGATGTATTTGCAGTTAAATCTACTGTTATTCTATCAATGTTCCATGTTGTTGATGAATCTATATTGGCTGCTGAAATCGGTGACAGACTCAAATCTGCGCGGGTAGCTGAATACGCCCTAAAAACAACGTCTTTCCAGTTGATCACGCCCCCAGCGCCCGAATTAATTGTTTTCATAGCGTTGCCACCATAGTTGACTAAAAAGCCTTTCGTGACTTGGTTGTTTGATGTTACTCCGCTAGTCCAATTTGCGTTGGCCCCTTTGCGTATGATATATCCGCTACCAAAGGTGTACGTCCATCCTGAATCATCGTAATAGCCATCAATAATTAAATCGGCATCAATGTTAATCTGAAACGATCCAGAAGAAGACACGCCCGCCAATCCAGCATTTATTAAATCTTGAGGTGTGTCCCTGTTCGAGCTTGAAGCGCCGGTTTGAGTAATGACGCTCCCTGATTTTGAAAAACTCATAGTTTACACCTTCCCTATAGTTGTTGATTTACCAGTTAACTTGCCGCTCGTATAAGAAAGGGTTGTTGTCACTGTCCAGGTTTGCGATAAATAATCAAACACGTGTGTTATCGTTTTTAGCAAATCATCCACGTCATAGCCTAATGTTTTTGAGTTGTTGGTAATTTCGGCCGTATCAACAAACGTCACACCTGTTAATAGCTCACCCGTATAGATGTAGGTGGCGTCCGAAGCATCAGCCACCATAATCACCAACCTATCAGATTGTGATACCGACAGCGCTTGCCCACCCCCGCCAACAGTCTGAATAGTGGAGCCGCCAGCCAAACCCCACTCACCCCATGAGCCATCGGGGTTTTCAAACCGATAGCGTTTGCCTTTGATTTCATGACGCGGCATGGGGCCGGTCTTCCCGTCCTGACCGTCTTTTCCGTCTTCGCCGTTTAGACCATCTTTGCCGCGCAAGCCATCGACACCATCACGGCCATTCTTGCCGTCTTTACCATCACGCCCTGGCAGGCCTCTCGCCCCTGGATCACCTTTATCCCCCTTAGGCCCCTTATCACCTTTAACTTTTTGAGAGTCCACCAAAGAAATAAGGCGCATATCTAAAGCGCTATCTTGCTCCGCTTGCTTTT